CGGGAAGCCATGGTCAAGCTTTCGACACTGCGCGAAACGCGTCTGCTGTGGGGGCGGGATGCGGCGCGGCGGATTTGGGCGATGCTCGGCATGCCGGATGTGGCGACGCCCGGAGATTCCGCACGCGGTCCGGCCGCCACAGCCGCTGAGCCATCGCTGGAAGCCTTCCTTTCGGACTGTTTCGAAGTCACCGGCAATCCGCGTGACCGGGTCTATCCCCCTGAGATGTGGCAGAGATATCAGGACTGGGCAGAGGCGGTCTGTGCCCCGCCGTTAGGTCATCGCACCTTCTCGCTGCGGCTGGCCGCGCTGGTGGCAAACTGGCGTTGCCCCCGCACGGGCCGCCGTATCAGCCGGATGAAATCGGGCACCACGCTGTATTCCGGCCTGCGGCCGATGGACGTGACGCCATGACCGATCGTGTCGAAAGCGTCCGCTCCATCATGTCCAATCCTGAGGATGTGGATCTGCCTGAGGGCATGGATGTGACGCCGGAAGACGGCGCCAATAGCCCACCGCCCGAAGACCCCGCACCCCGTGATGGAGGTGAGCCGGATGAGCCTCCGGCAGCCCGCTGCGTTGACCTGCCGCTCAATGACCACGGCAATGGTCAACGACTGATCGCGCATTTCGGCTCCAATCTGGTCAACGTCAAACGGGTCGGCTGGTTCGTCTGGGATGACACCCGGTATATCGCCGATCCCGATGACGTTGCCGTGCGCCGTCTCGCACACCGGATGACGGAGCTGATCGAGGCCGAAGTCGAATACATGACGCTGCCGGATGCCGAGGCGGAAATCCTCGCGGAAGCTGAGCAGATGGCGGTGATTCTGGATGAGATCGGGGTGATCCCGGCCAAGGACAGGACGCCAGACCAGCTCGATCAGATGATCGCCGCGAACCGCGTGATTGCGGCTGGTAAGGAGATCAAGGACCGGCGAGACAAGTCGATCGGTCGCAGGCTCACCCATGCCAAGAATGCCGGAAACAGCAATACGATCAACAACATGATTACCGAGGCCGGCGCGATCATTGCCCGGCCGCTGGAAGACCTCGATGCCGATCCGCTCGTGATCAACACGCTGGGCGGGGTGCTGCGGTTCCGGACGGAGCCCAACACCGAGGATGATGGCGGCATGTATGCGCCGCCGCCCAAGGTCATTGTCGAGCGGCTCGATCACAGCCGCGATCAGCTGCTGACCAAGATCATGCCGGTTGGCCTCGATCCCGCTGCCAAATGCCCGACCTTCGTGGCCTTTCTCAACCGGATCCAGCCCTCGCGCGAGATGCAGGGGTTTATCCAGCGCTGGTTCGGATATTCGATGACCGGCCTCACGCTGGAGCAGGTCTTTGCGTTCTTCTATGGCGCCGGCGCCAACGGTAAATCCGTGCTCGTCGATCTGATGGCCCGGATCATGGGCGACTATGCTGCCTCGGCCAAGATCGAGTCGATCACCGGCCGCAGTCGTCGCGGCGGCGGCGATGCCACCCCGGACCTCGTGCCGCTGATCGGTGCGCGATTTGTGCGGACCTCCGAACCCGATCAGGGCCAGCAGCTGCAGGAAGGCCTGATCAAGGAGCTCACCGGCGGCGAGCCCATCATGGTGCGGTCGCTCAATGAAAACTTCATCACCGTCTATCCGTTCTTCAAGCTCACGATCTCCGGCAACCACCGTCCGGAGATCAGGGGCGGTGATGACGGCATCTGGCGCCGTGTGATGCTCGTGCCCTTCGAAGTGCAGATACCGCCCGATGAGCGTGATCCAGACCTGGGCGACAAGCTCTATGCAGAGCGGGACGGTATCATGAACTGGCTCGTGCAGGGGCTGCGGGATTACCTCGCCCACGGGCTGCAGATACCCGACCAGGTGCTGAGCGCCACGGCGGAGTACCGGGAGGACAGCGATCCGCTGGCGACCTTCCTGACGCAGGTCTGTGGCGTCTCCGGCAAGCCCGAGCACTCCATGCGCGCCAAGATGCTGCAGGAGGCGTTCGCCTACTGGCTCGATGAGGGAGGGCGCGGCGCGTGGAAGCCCCGCACCATCTTCAATGGGCTGAGCGCCAAGCAAGGCAAATGGCGCAGTCCCGCAACCGGCCAGACCTTCACCCGGCGCAAGACGTCGGATGCCTATTACGACGGGATCGCCCTTCTGGAGCCCTTCAAGAGCCGCTTCGAGGAGTATCAGACAGTTCTGGCCCGCGCCGAGTTCCGCAGGTCCGGGGACCTGATATGACGCCCCGCACCCCGCTTTCGCTCGAAATCAGGGACGTCAGGGACGTCCGGGGCACAGCGGAGGGTCGACGTCCCTTGAGCAGGGGTCCGGGGGAAAGCCTGCGAAATCAGCGGGATGGAGCCGGGTCAGGGACGACAGGGACGACAGGGACGACGATGCGCGCACGCGCGTGTGGTGATGGAGACTACGAAGGGTGCGGGGGATCGCTGTTCATGCGTAGCGTGGAAACGTCGTCCCTGACGTCCCTGTCGTCCCTGATTATCAGCAGGTCATTGATTTCACGTGTTTATCTTCCCTCTCATCCCACATCCTGTCGTCCCTGAAAAATCATCTGTCGTCCCTGACGTCCCTAAGAAGAACAAACGAAAACAAGATGCTGATAAAGCGGCAAACGGAGGCACAAGATATGGATTTCAGCGCAAAAGGTCTGAGTGTCGGGGATGTCGTGGCGGCTGGTGGGGGGCTTGCCCCCGTCTTCGTGGCGGGTCCGGCGCGGTGGTATGCGCTGCGGGTGTCGCCCCAGCGGGAGGATCAGGCGGAGGCGTGGCTGCGGAGACGGGGGGTCTATGCCTTCCACCCGGTGCTGATGCGTCGGGTCCATCGCATGGGCAAGGCGCGGGACTATGCGCGCCGCTATCTGCCGGGCTATGTGTTCGCGCGATTCCCGGGTCAGGCCGTGCCGCACCGGCTGGTCGGTCGCTGTGGGATCACCGGCGCCATCTGCTGCGCCGATGGGTCATGGGGCATTCTGGAGCCATCCGACCTGCGCGCCCTCCATGCGATGCGCAAGGTCGATGCTGACAGCGATGAGGAGCGCCGTGCGCTCCGTGCTGCACAGAAGCGGGCTCGCTCGATCCGGGTGGGTGAGCAGGCGATGTTTCGGAGTGGTCCGTTTGCCGGGACGCAGTGCGAGGTGGTTGAGCTTAGGGCTGATGATGGAGCGAAGGTTATCGTGACGATCTTCGGCCGGAAAACGTCCGCAGACGTATCTGTCGCCGATCTCGTCAACATTAAACGGTCCTGTTGACAGTCTCGATAGGCTGTGAGTATGTTTCTGTTATAGACTTATGTTGGCAAGCCCGCCCCCAAAGGGGGCCTTGCGCCCCAACTGGTGGTCGGTGACGCGGGGTTTCTAAACTCGTGACACGGGGTTATAATGTCCTCACTATCGATGGAAGCTAAGGAATGGTTGCGGGTCAATGACCCGGCGCGCCGGTTCAGAGCTAAGAAATACAAGGCGATGGTTGCTCACAAGCGTGGAAAGATCGCGCTGGGGCCAGCAGCCTCTTCAGTAGCTATCGACAGAAAGGCGAGAGATGAAGAACCGGTCCAGTCAGGTCGCTTTCATGCTGCACCGCCGTCCGCTTTGGCATTCCTGAAACAGAACGTAGGGTTTCAGGGTGAAGACTGTCTGTTCATGCCGTTTGCGAATGGAGTTTCGCCGCGTAAAGTGAAATTCCGTGGAAAGCCTACGCCATGCTCGCGGGTAATGTGCACTCTAGCTCATGGTGAACCTTCCATAGAACGGCCGCTATCTCGGCATTTGTGTGGAAATGGGCATCTGTCGTGTGTCAATCCTGCGCATCTTGCATGGGGCAGCGATTTCGACAACGCCTGTGACGCTCAAGTCCATCGGTGCATGGCGTTGTCATCAGCTGCAGAAAAGGCTGAGGCCGCAAAGCTCGCTGAGGCCTTAAGAGAGAAGTGCCGGAAGTAAACTCTCTGACAGCCTGTAATGTGCCCTGAGGGATGTCCTTGGGGCCTTTTGCTTTTCTGGAGTATCGTATGGGCTACTCGCCTAACATAATGGTCGCTCCATGCCCGGGCTGTGGCGCAAGGCCGAAGGTGCATACCCGCATCATCAGGTTCGCCGCGCAGCTGAGATGTAAGTGCGGCATCGCCGGGCAGTGGGTGCAATTGAGAGATGTAACGGACAACCCGTGGAATGCTGCGTCTAGAGGCTGGGATGTGATCGCAGGACGGATCATGCCGCGCTTTCGGACCCCTCGGAAAGACTGAAAGCAGCGGGGACATCATGATCGAACTGACGCTCGACGACGGCGGCTTTCAGAAGGCGCTTCGTCAGTTGGCAACCAAAGATGTCGCTATCGCGGCGACATGGGCCATCAACGATACCGCGGCGGATGTGCTGGGCAAGGTGCAGGCCAACGTACGCGAGCGCTTCGACCGTCCGACCCGCTTTACCCAGAATGCGTTCGCTGTGGTGAAGAAGGCCCGGCCAAATGAACTTGAGGCGGTGGTGGGTGAGCGCCCCTCGGTGTCGCAGCGCCACTACCTCAAGGTGCAGGAGCGGGGCGGTCAACGCGGAATGACCGGGACGGAAAAGCTCATCTCCCTCGCGACGCCGACGAACATGGATATCCGGGGGGTGCTGCCTGCTGACGAGGCAAAGCTCGATGCCTTCGGCAACTGGTCGAGCGGCGAGCGCAACCGGGCGCTGTCAGCGATCCGTGCACAGCGGGACGTGACGGCAAACACCACCATCGCATCGAAGAAGCGTCACAAGACACGGGCGACGTACTTCATTCCGCGCACCGGCCTCACGCCGGGTATCTATCGGAAGGACAGCACAGGCGCGATCGGGATCGTCGCGGTGTTCACCTCGAAGGTGCCGACGTATCGCCGTCGCCTCGGGTTCATGGACGGGGCGGAGGAGGCGTATCGGACGCGTCTGCCCCTGCACCTGCGCCGGACCCTCGCGCGGATGGCCGAAAAGAGGGGCTTGGGTCCTTCCGGGCCGGATTCTGCACGCGGGTAATTCGCACCCCGTTACAAAAACGCGGCGCAATTCACCGCGCAGTGCATGTTACTGTGCTTGTTGTTGTTATTGAAAGGAAAAGGTGTGTCTTACGTCATCACTTTGTCTGATGGGGAGATGCTGGACGTGTCAGCATGGCCCCTTCCGGATGGCGTGGATGACGGCGTGCTGAACCGTGCTCAACTCGCCAAGGCATTTCGCGTCACGGAGAACACGATCACGAAATGGCTTGGGCTCGGAATGCCGGCGCTGTCGGAAGGGCAGAACGGAGTTGCTTACGAATTCCAGCTCTCCCATTGCTATGCTTGGCGCCAACACCGTGACGAGAAGGCCCGGGCCGCGAAGCAGCGTGGCGATCACCTGGCCGCACAAGCCGCGCTGGCATTTCGGAATCTGGATGAGGATCAGGCGGAGGAAGAAGCGGAACTCACCGCTGACGATCTGCGGAAATGGTCAGAGGCTGAATACCATCGTAACCGTGTTGCTGAGCAGCGCGGCGATCTCATCAGGGCTGATCGGGTGCGTGCCGTCCTTGAGGAGATTTTCGTAGCCTTCGGTGCTCAGATGGAGACGCTGCCAGATTTCGCGGAAATGGAATTCGGTCTGACAGCCGCTCAGGTGTCGAAGATGGAAGCGCGCTGCGAGCAGCTACGGATCGATGTCCGAGGGCGGATCGAAAAGCTGCTGACGCGCGGAGCTGTTGTAAGCCTCGGTGATCGCCAGGCGGAGATGGAAGTCTGATGGTCTCCATGTTGGATCGTGGTGTCGGCTCGCTCAGCCGTATCCCGCCACTTCCGTCGTTTGTGACGCCGGAGGAACTGGTTCTGGATGCCCTGCCGTTGCTGGACCCGCCGAGCCGGATCACGGTGACCGAGGCGGCAGAGAGGGCGCTGCGGGTTCCCGTATCCGGGCGCTGGAGCGATTTTGACAGGTCCGTTGCGCCATACACAGTCGAGCCGCAGGACCTGTCGCAATCCCGGCGGTTTAAGGGCGTAGTGTTCGTTGGTCCAGCGCAGAGCGGAAAAAGCCAGATGCTGCTCTCCGTCTCAGCACATGCCATCACCTGCGCGCCCGGACCCGTCCAGCTGATCCACATGACGAAGACTGACGCCGACGCCTGGGTGGAAGAAAAACTCGACCCCGCGATCATGAACAGCCCTAGGCTGCTTGAACGGCTAGGAAAAGCGCGCGAGGACAGCACTTTCAGCCGCAAGCGGTTTAAAGGGATGCGGCTGGCGATCGGCTATCCGGTGGCGAACCAGCTCTCCTCCCGATCGCAGCGCATGGTGCTGCTGACGGACTACGACCACATGCCGCAGCGCCTCGGCCCGAAGGATGCGCCGGAGAACACCCCGTTCGGGATGGCTATGATGCGCATCCGGACGTTTATGAGCCGGGGCTGCGTCTTTGTCGAAAGTACGCCGGCCTTCCCGGTGGACGAAGAGAAGTCCCGCCCGGCGAGCGACCTTGAGCCGCATCTGCTGCCAGCCACTACCGGCGGAATCGTCAACCTCTACAACGAAGGAACGCGGGGACGGTGGTACTGGGAATGCCCGGACTGCTCCGAGCTCTTCGAGCCAACCTTCGCCCGGCTGCACTACGATCCTGATCTCGACCCTGGTGATGCCGGCGAAATGGCGGAAATGGTCTGTCCGCATTGTGGAGGCCTGATTGCGCACCGGCACAAGGTGGAGCTGAATCGTCGGGCGATGCAGCTCCATGGCGGCTGGCTGCACGAGGGAAAAACGGTTGAGGAGAACGGAAAGCGCCGCCTCGTGCGGATCGATGATGCGGAAATCCGAAACGCTGCGGTCGCAAGCTATGCACTCAACGGAGCCGTCGCGGCATTTGTGTCCTGGTCAGAACTGGTTGCACGGTACGAGACCGCTCGCCGCGCCTTCGCAATATCGGGTGAGGATATCGATCTCTCGGGGGTCTACTATACTGACCTCGGGTTGCCATACCGCCGACCGCGGGATGAGGATGAGGCCGCACTGACTGTAGAGTCGTTGCGCGGCCGTGCCCTTCCGGCTCAGAAGCGCATCGCTCCGGAGTGGGCTCGGTTTATCCTCGTCTGCGTGGACGTACAGGGCAACCGGTTCGAGGTGACGGCCATGGCGTTCGGGCCGGACGGAGAGCGGGTACCGATCGACCGCTATGCGATCCATCAGCCCCCAGACGATGCGCCCCGGGCAAAAGGAGATGACGGGAAGTACCGGGCCGTCGATCCGGGGCGTTACGCTGAAGATGCGGAGGTGCTGACCGGCCTTATCGATCAGGTCTTTCCGGTGGAGGGGGAGGACTGGGGCTTGCGTCCCATTGCCGTGGTGATCGATTTCAACGGCCCGAAGGGTTGGTCTGATAATGCGGAGAAGTTCTGGCGCAAACAGGCGAGGGCCGGGCTTGGCGGTCGGTTCTACCTGTCCATCGGCCGAGGCGGGTTCCATCAGCGCGACCGGGTATGGCACGAGGCGCCGGAGAGGGCCTCCAACGGCAAGCGTGCGCGCGGGATCAAACTGCTCAACATGGCGGTGGACCGGCTGAAGGATTCTGTCATGGCAGCGCTGGAGCGCGAGGCGACCCGGATCGGCGCGCAGCATGTGCCCTCCTGGATGGAGGCTGAGCACGTTGCCGAGTTGATCGCTGAGCAGCGTGGCGACAAGAAGTGGGATCTGAAGGCCGGCATACACCGGAACGAGGGTCTGGATCATTCGGTGCAGGCCCTGGCGCTGGCCGAGTTCCTTGGTCTGAACCGGGTCAATTGGGAGGCGCCGCCGGACTGGTGTCTGGCCGGGCTGCTGAACCCGTATGCTGTGGCGTTGGAACGTCCTAACGAGGTCGAGAGTGTGCGCGAGGCACCGGAAACGCCGGTGCGGCCGCGCGCCATCAATTTTCTGCGGAGGCGGTGATGCACCCTGAGACGCTCAGACAGTATCAGATGGCGAAGGCGAACAAGGCGATCCCCTCGTGGGTCGTGAACACATTGTCGGGTCCACACCACTTTCATGTGACTAAAGCGTTGCGGGAGTTCGCCGCAGAACTCCTCATCCATGGCGCCATGAGCGCTGCGCAGCGGCAGGCCCTTGTTTCCGCCGGTTTCGCACCAACAGCAACTCTCCAATAGGGACTGTTCATGGCTTTCACACAGGCTGACGCCGACCGGGTACGGGCGGCGATCGCGAAGGGCGTGTCTTCGGTCGAGGTCAACGGGGAGAAGGTCGCCTTCCGCTCGCTGGCCGAGATGCGCGAGACGCTGCGCATGATCGAGGATGAGCTCGCCGGTGCTGCGTCCGGGCGGTTCGGCGTCGCATACGCGCGCACCACGCGGGGGCTGTGATGAACTTCATCGACCGCACGATCGGGTTTTTCTCACCGGAGGCCGGGCTTCGCCGCGTCACGGCGCGGGCGAAGATCTCCACCGTGATGAATTACGACGCGGCTTCACGCGGGCGGCGGACTTATGGCTGGAAAGCGCCTGCCACGGCAGCGGATGCCGCGGCATTCGGGTCGCGGGGGCGCATGCGACAGCTGAGCCGCGACATGGTGCGCAATCGGCCCTATGCGGCGCGCGGGAAGGACGTGATCGTCGCCAACGTGGTCGGAGAAGGCATCATGCCTTCGATCCGCAGCGACAGCGAAAACGCCAAGACGACGGTGCAGGAACTGCTGGAGCGGCATCTGCTGACCAACCGCATTGATGCCTATGAAGAATATGACGTCCTCGAAATGCAGCAGATATGCATGGCGGCGGTGTTCACCGATGGCGAAGTGCTGTTGCGGCGTCGGTGGCGTAACGGCAGCTACGGCCGCCATCTTGCGCTGCCGTATCAGGTTGAGCTGCTGGAGGTGGATTGCCTGGACACGACGATTCAGTCCCATGGCGACAATCTCGTGGTTGAGGGGATCGAGTACGGTCCCACTGGGGCGATTGAGGCGTATCACCTCTACAATGAGCATCCCGGTGCGGTGATGCATCGACGCGCTCTCCAATCCAGTCGCGTGCCCTGGGATGACATCATTCATATCCGGCGCTTTGATCGGCCCGGCCAGTTGCGGGGGGTGCCGTGGCTGGCGCCGGTGATGATGACGATCGGTGAGCTCTCCGACTACCAGGAGGCGCAGATACTGAAGCAGAAGATGTCTTCTTTGCTCGCCATCATGATCAAGTGGACGGCCGGCTCGAACCGTCCCGCGAAGTCCGGTGCGGGGCTGGAAGAACTGGCCCCGGGTGCGATTGTCGATCTGCCGGAGGGTGCGGAGCCTGTACCGGTCAATCCACCGATCATCGATGGATATGACGAATTCATGGGCCGTGGCCTGCGTACCATCGCGGCGGGTCTGGGGATCACATACGAGGCGCTGACCGCTGATCTGCGGGGCGTCAATTTCTCGTCCGGCCGTATGGGGCGCAACGAAATGGATCGCCTCGTCCGCATGTGGCAGCGCGGCCTGATGATCATGCAGTTCGGTGCCGGCATGGAGCGCTGGTTCCGTGAGGGGCTCGATCTCGTCGGACACAGGGGCATCGACTTCCGCATGGACTGGACGCCGCCCCGGCGCATCCTCGTCGATCCCACAAAAGAAATCCCCGCCATGGTCGAAGAGGTCGAAGCGGGGATCGCGAGCCGGCAGGGAGTCCAACGGGAGCTCGGCCGTGATCCGGACCGCATTCGAGAGGAACGCAGGCAAGACAAGGAAGCAGATGCCGCAGCGGGGCTTTCACAGCCTGCACCATCTGCCGCGCAGGCGAAAAAGGCGACCGGCGCCAACAGCGACGAAGGGGAAAAAGATGAAGACGGGCAATGACCTGATCGTTAATGGCGAGCTGGTTCTCAGTGGCGACGTGCTGGAAGACAGCTGGGTCGGCTGGATGTGGGAGGAGGATGTGTTCTTCGCACCGTCCATGGTGCGGCAGGCGCTTTCTGCTCTGGGTGAGGGACGCATCACCATCCGCCTGAACTCCAATGGCGGTCACGTCATGGCAGGAGAGCAGATTCGCGCCATGTTGGCGGGTCATCCGGGCGGTGTGAAAATCGTGGTGGAGGGCATCGCTGCCTCAGCGGCGTCGTTGATCTTCATGGCGGGTGCAGAGCGCCTCATGTCATCTGGGTCTCATATCATGATCCACGATCCGTCCGGATTAGTGTGGGGGAGCGAGGATGATGCACGCGCTCTGGCCGATCAGCTCGGGGTGATCGCCAACACCTACGCGGCCGTCTACGCCGCTGCGTCTGGACAAACTATTGAAGCCTGCCGGGCGATCATGAAGGCCGGGAGCAACAATTCCGGAACCTGGTACGGGCCGGAGGCCGCGATCGCAGGCGGTTTCGCAGATGCCGTGGTCTCCGCGAATAGCGAGAAGAACGAGGATGACCCGTTTCCCGCTGCCGCGCTGGCGTCGATTCAATCCGCGTACATGTCCGCCCGGGATCAGCTCGGCCAGCGGGTGCGCGAGGGCATGAGCAAAGAGCGGGCAATTCGGCCCGGTCGTCAACCCGTCGCCGCGCGCGACAAAGAGAAGGAGGGCAGCATGCCCAACATCAACCCGACGACCGGGAATCCGGTCAACCCGACTCCCACGCCGGCTCCGGCTCCCGCTGAAATGCACGCCGGTGCGGCTGAGGCCATCGCGCAGGAACGCAAGCGGGTGAAGGACATTCGTGAAATGTCGGCTCCGCATCTGGCGGCTGGACGCATCATGCAGGAGGATGTGGATGGTCTGATTGATGATGGTGTTTCGGCCAACGATGCGGCGTCCAGGATACTGGCCAAGATGGCCGCCAACGAGCCGCCCGGTCGCAGCGCCTCCCCGCATTCACGCCTGACCCGCGACGAAACCGACACTCGTATGGAAGGCATGATCGGCGCGCTCATGGGTAGCACCGAAGGGCCGGCCTCGGACTATCGCGGGCTGCGGCTCAAGCGCCTGGCCATGGAACTCGGCGCGGGTAGCCGACACGGGTATGGGTTCGACGAAGCCTCGGCCGTCCGTCGCGGAATGGTTGCGACCACGATGCTCGGCGGTGCGCTCGGCGTCAGCGATTTCGCCTATATCACCACTCAGGTGATGGGGCGGAGCCTGATGGCGGAGTACACCCGTCGGACACCCACCTGGCAACTGGTGACCGGCACCCCGATCTCCGCAGCCGATTTCCGGGAAATCTATGCCGTGCGCTTCGGCGGAGATTTCATGCTGAAGGAGGTGAAGGAGAACGGCGAATACGAGGAAGCGGGGCTGACCGATGAGGCCGAGGGCCTGAAGGTCCAGCGCCGTGGCCGGACGATCAATCTGTCTTTCGAGACCGTGATCAACGATGACATGGGCGCTTTCAACCGCATCCCGCGTGAATTCGCTACAGCGGCCCGGAACATGGAGTCTTCCATGGTCTGGGGGCTGATCCGTGCCAACGCAGCGTTGAAGTCAGACGGAAAGGCGCTGTTCCACGCGGACCATGGCAACCTCGGCAGTCCCGCTGCCGCGATCTCGGTCACCTCCATCGCCGCTGCACGCAAGGCGATGCTGGAGATGAAAGCGTTCGGATCGAAAGACCCTGACGACTTCATCGTGGCCGAGGCAGAACGGCTTATCGTGCCGCCGGCGCTCGAGCTCACAGCGCTGAAGTTTACGGCTGAGATCGTGCCCGGAAAGTCCGACGATGCGAACCCCTATCGCTCGCGGTTCCAGTTGAGCACGGTCCCGCACCTCGGCGCGGCTGCGGGCGGGTCCGACACCGCATGGTATCTGATCGATCCCGATCTTCCTCCGGTGCAGCACGCATTTCTGGAAGGCTACGAGGCGCCGCGTATCGAAACTATTGACGGCATGAACCCGGACGTTGTGCGCATGAACGCCCGCCACATCTTCGGCGCAGCCAACGTGGAATTCCGGGGTGCCTACAAGAACGCCGGCGCCTGATCCTGCCGTTGACATGACCTGACGGACGGGCGCCTTCGGGCGCCCTTCGTCGTCCCCCTCAAACCTCGGAGCGAACCATGAAAAACTACAAGATGCCGGGTGAGAACATCACCCTTCCGGCACCGGCGGCGGTGCTCTCCGGTCAGGCCCAGCTGATCGGCGTGATCTTCGGTGTCGCGCAGTTTGATGCGTCAGCGGGCGAGACATGCGTCTATGTCCGGCGTGGGGTGTTTGTCCTGCCGAAGACCTCGGCACAGGCCTGGACGGCAGGCGTGAAGATCTATTGGGACGACACCAATAAGGTGGCGACGACGACGGCGTCGGGCAACACGCTGATCGGTGCCGCCGCAGCTGCGGCTGCCAACCCGTCGGCGGCCGGTGATGTGCTGCTTGACGGCGTGATCCGCTGATCCGATGACCAGCATCTTCGACGGCATGGCGAGTCTGATCGCGGGCGTCCTCGGGCGCCCCGATATTCTCTACCTTCCGTCCAGCGGCGTCGATCGCACCGTACAGTCGATTTTCCGCGAAACCCCGGTCGAGGCTCAGAACAGCGAAGGTGTCGCTGTGCTTATCACCTCGCCCAGCTGGCGCGTGGAGCGTCACCTCGTGCCGGAGATCGCGCGGGGTGACCGGATCGATCCCGGGAACGGCAAGCGCTACCGGGTGAAGACCGTCTGGCCGTCCGGCTCTCCCGCGGTGGATGCAGCAGTCCTCTGTGAGCTGACGGAAGATATCTGATGGGTGCGTGGAGATCGGCCTATCGCACTACAGCACGTGCAGCCCTTGCCGGGGTGCCACGCTTCGCGTCCGTCAAGGTGCTGCCGGCGTGGCGTGGCAACGTCGACGAGGAGACACTGCCTGTTCTCGGCATCGTGACCCCCGACGAGCGGGTCACGCTCTCCGCGCGCGGTGCGACCGAACGTGGGACGTTGCTGCAGATCGTCGTCAAACGCCTTGGCGGGGACGAGATCGAAGATGACCTGGACCTCGATGCGGAAGCGATTGAAGAGGCTCTGTTCGCGGCCTTTCTGAGTGCCAGCACGATCTGCAAACCCGAAGGGATCAGCCTCATGGTTGAGGATCACGCCTCGCGCGCGCTCGGCACGCTGATCTGCACATTTCGCATCACCTCATTTCAGCCGCTGTCCCGCGGCTGATCCTCATCCCTCAGTAATGGAGATCGACGATGGCCGACGGCATGATCGGTTATGGCAGCAGCGTCCGCATCGGGCGCGGCGCCACACCCACCTGGACTGACCTCGAACTGGTCGGCGACCTCGATCTGCCGGATGAGCAGGTCGACGAAGTCGAGGTCACGCACATGAAATCTCCCGGCCGCCGCCGGCAGTTCATTGCCGGTCTGATCGACGGCGGTGAGGTGGCAATCCCCACCAACCTCGTGCCCGGTAACCCGACCGACGTGCTTCTTCTCGCCATCAAGGCGTCTGGAGAGCAGGTCCTGATCGAGATTACCCTGACAGAGGACGGCGCGCCTGAGACCTACTCAGGCTTTCTGAAATCCTACGCCCGGTCGGCGCCGATCGCGGACAAGATGACCGCGACGGCCACCTTCCGTCTCTCGGAGCAGGTGGTGACCTGATGGCGAACACGTTTCTGGGCGAGGTCAGGGCGGTCGCCCATGGCGCGCGCTACACTCTCCGGCTCGATTTCAACGCCATGTGTGCTTTCGAGGAGGCCTCGGGTGGCAAGAGTTCGTTCGACCTGCTGGCACGGTATGCGATCGGTGCCATCCGTGCCACCGAGATGCGGCTTCTCGTTTGGTCCGCACTTCAGCATCACCATCCCGATGCCACAGAAGAGACAGCCGGGAACCTCCTGTCGGCGGATGGTGAGATCTTACGTCAGCTCATCGAGGCGGCGGCACCGGATGCGCCGCAGGAGGCTAAGGCCCGGAGAAAAAAGCGATAGGCCCGGTCGCCGGACGCCCGGGCTGGGCTGCGATGCTTGAGGCTTATGTGGCTGCGGGCTTCGATCCCCGGGCATTCTGGGGCCTGACGATGCGGCTTTACCAGGTGCACATGCTCGGAGCGCGCAGGCGTCTGGAGAGCGAAGCGGACGCGCGGCTGACACAGGCTTGGCTGACGGCGGCGCTCGGCAAGCAGCGCAAACTGCCGAAGCTCAAGACGCTCCTGAAGCGCGATGAGCCGCAGGACCCGGAATTTGCGCTGCGCAGCCTGTCTGCGCGGCTCCCGAAGATCACGATGGAGGACTGGCGCGCGCGCCAGCGAGAGTGACATGGCCACGCCGAACAATGCTGCCCTGCGCGCCCGCCTTGGCCTCGATATCGGGCCGTTTCAGTCCGGTCTGGACAAGGCGAGTGCGGAGGCGAAGGGCTTCAGCGGCCGTCTGAGCCGCATGACCAGCGGCATGCGCTCTTCCATGATGTCGCTGGGCGCTGTCTTCGCTGGCGGGTTTCTGGGTGGCGCGGCGGTCGCGGCGATTTCCGAGGCGACGAGCCGGGTGAGGGGGCTGGCCACGGAAGTAGCGGCTGTGGGTGATGAGGCGAAACGCGCGGGTATGAGCACCAAGGCGTTTCAGGAATGGAAATTCGTCGCAGAGCAGAACCGGATCGGCGTCGATGCCCTGGTGGATGGCTTCAAGGAATTGAACCTGCGGGCCGACGAATTCGTGCTCACCGGACAAGGGTCTGCGGCAGAAGCGTTTCAGCGTCTCGGCTACGGTGCGGAAGAACTCAAGGAGAAGCTCGCCGACCCGTCCGAGCTCATGCTGGAGATCATCGGGCGCCTTCAGAAAATGGACCGCGCCGCGCAGATCAGGATTTCGGACGAATTGTTCGGCGGCTCAGCCGGCGAACGGTTCGTTGAACTGCTGGATCAGGGGGAGGCCGGCATCCGGCGCACGATTGACCGGGCGAACGAGCTGGGCGTCGTCATGGATGACGAACTCATCGCAAAGGCTGCCGAAGTGGACCGACAGTTCAACGCGATCGCCGCGACGGTCGGCACTGCGCTGAAATCTGCCATTGTCTCGGCTGCGGCCTCAATCTCCGACTTCATCGACGGGTTCCGGTCTTTCCAGAGCCAGCGGGACAGTACGCTTCGGGACCGGCAGTCCGCCATAATGCAAGAAAAGGTCGCGCAGAACGATCTGCTGAAGTCCGCGCCCGGAGGCCGCAACGGCGCGCGCACCCGCGCTGTTGTTGCCCAGCGTCTGCGCGAACTGGATGCCGAGGAGAACGAGATCATCGGGATTCTCTCCGAACGGCAGGAGTCAGTATGGAAGCCACAGAATGACAGCTGGGTGCCGCCCGTCTTCATCCCCAGCGGAGGAAAAGGGAAAGGCGGGGGTAAGGGCAAAGGTGGCGGGAGCGGAGCTGCAAAGCCGAAACAGGACGAATACTCTGCTGCGGTTGCCTCCATCCGGGAAGAAACCCGTGCTCTGGAGGCTCAGTCCGAAGCATTCAGCAAGGCGGAAGCCTCGGGGCGGACCTATGCGGATGCCGTAGAATACGCGCGTCGCCGTGCGGAGCTCATGACGGCGGTGCAGAAGGCCGGTCTGAAGATCACCCCAGAGCTGGAAGCGCAGATCGAAAGCCTTGCCTCCGCCTATTCCATGGCTGCCCAAGGTGCGGAAGATGCTGCGGACCGGATGCAGGAGCTGCAGGATAATGGCGAGCGCGGCAGCAACGCAGTCGCCAACCTGTTTCTCGCCGCGACCGAGGGGTCGGACATGGCGCGGCAGGCGCTGGCGCAGCTGCTTGCCCAGATTGCTCAGGCACAGGCGCTCAAGGGCTTCGCGGCCCTCGCTGGCGCCGGCGGGGCGACAGGCGGGATTTTCAGCTTTCTGGGCAGCTTGATCGGATCGAACGCCAACGGCACGGATAACTGGCGTGGTGGATGGACATGGGTCAACGAACGGGGCGGTGAACTGATGAATCTGCCGAACGGCACCCAGATCATTCCTCATGATATCTCGAAGCGGATGGCAGACTCGGCCGATGGTCGCGTGGCTGTCGACATCTCGCTGAATACCGATCTCTTCAACGCAACAGTGCGGCAGGTATCGGGCGATGTCGCGACCGGTGTCGTCGGTCAATATGACCGGCAGGTCGCGCGCGAGACGGTATCAAAAGCCATGCGCGATCCACGGGTGCGTTGATGGCGATTCTTTCTCAAACCCTCGGCCTCGATGACTTCTTCGACGGTCTCAAGGTCCACACCTGTACCTTCGCGCTTTCCGATCCGCGCGTGTCCGCAGGCGAGACCGGGGCGGGGGATGGCCTGACGGCCGATGTCGGCTCAGAACTATGGTCGGGGACGTGTACATTGGTCCCGGCATATCATGCCAACGCGGAGGCCGTGGCGGCGAAGCTCTACCGCTTGCAGCGTACGGGAAGCGCCTTCATGGTTTACAACCCGCGTCTGCCGGGGGCCGCGCTTGCCGGTGCAGAGATCAGCGCCATCGCCAGCGATCGCACCACGATCACCATCCCGAATGCGGCTGCCGTCGGCGTCGGTGCGTTCTTCTCCTTTTCCTATCTGAGTGACCCAGTGCGCTATGCCTTGCATCAGGTTGTCGCCAAGTCGGGCAACACCCTCGAAATCGTGCCGCGCCTCCGTCCGGGCGCGCTGGTGGGCACCCCGCTCACTTTCCTGCGACCGGCCTGCAAGGGCTATATCCGGCCGGGGTCGGTCAACACCGGGCAGAGCGACCGGCTGCTGACCACCGGCATGACCTTCAACTGGAGACAGACCCTGCGATGAAGTCGTGGAGTGCCGCCCGGCTCGCCGCCCGCACCACGCGGCGCGGCCTGAAAACACGTCTGCTGCTCTGGATCGCGGCCCGCAACCGTCAGACAGGTGCCATCGAGGGTATCGGATTCTGGAACGGGGATGATCACCAGACCATTGCCGGTCGGCCCTACTTCGGGGCGGAGAACCTGCAGGCAGTAGGCGCGCTCGTCTCCGAGGTGGGTCTCACGATCCGGTATCTCGATGTGAGCTTTGCGGGTGTGACGCCGGAGGTCCTGCAGGCCGCACGCGGCTTTGACCTGAAGGGTGCGGCGGTCGAGCTGCACCGGGTGGACTTTGATCTGATCTCGGACGAGCTGATCGGCAGTCCGGAACGGCTGTTCCGAGGGTGGATCGACAGGTCGATTATTAACACTCCGCCGGTCGGCTCGTCCGGTGCGTTGGTGGAGCTTTCCCTTGCCAGTGCCAGCCGGGCGCTCACCCGCACACTGACCACGAAATATTCCGACGCAAGCCAGCGGCTGCGCGATGAGGATGACCGATTCTTTGCCGATGCGGAAATCTCCGCCCAGCCGATGTGGGGCGCACGCCAGACGGAGGGGCGGAGGCGATGAACAGGCAGATGATGCTCTTCGACTATATCAGTGCGGTCTGGTCGCGCCCGATGGATGACAGCCACGATTGCGCCCGGTTCGCAGATGACTGGTATCGCGCCGTGTACGGCGAAAGTCTCATGCCGTTCAATTACCGCTCGCAGGCGCGCGCGCTCACCCGGCTGCGCAAGATGGGCTTTGCCGATCATGTCGCCTATCTGGCGACGCGTCTGGACGAATGCCCTGTCGCGCTGGGGCAGGTGGGCGATATCGCCGCTGTGCCGGGCCAGCAGCATCCCGCCCTTGGGATTGTGCAGGGTGAAGGTATCTACGCGCCGATGCCGACGGGAAAGATCGTCGTTCCCCTTACTGCGGCAGAACGGATGTTCCGGCTATGAGACGGCTGCTGCTTGCGACGACGCTGCTGGCGGGTCTCTGGGTGGCTCCTGCTGCTGCCGATCCGGTCTCCTTCGCGCTGCTCGCCAATGGCGCAAGCTTCTGGTCGGCCTTCGGAGCGACGATCGGCAGTGTGGCGCTGCGCCTCGGCGCTGTCGTCGGCGCGTCGCTGCTGTCGCAGAAGCTGGCTGCCAGAAAAGCGGGCGGCTCCGGCGGCGTGAAGCTGCAGACCACCATTGGTGGCATCACGCCCCAGACCTTCGTGATGGGGCGCTATGCCACGGCGGGGCAGCTGGCAGCCCCGCTCATGACCGGGGCCACGACGCCGGGTCATACCCCGAACCCGGTGCTCTTCTACGTCATGGCGCTTGGCTGTCGGCCGGGTCAGACGGTACGGCGTGTCATCATCAATGACGATTACGCCGAGCTCGGCGAAGAAATGATCAACCGCGCCGGGCTCGGTGAAGTGCTTCCGGTGCTCGGCAAATATTCGGACGCCGCATTCCTGCGTCATTATGATGGCAGCCAGACAGTGGTTGACCCGGTGCTGAGCCAGCATTTCGGGACAGCTTCGGTTCGCCCGTGGGGGCCAGACCGGATCGGGCGCGGTATTCCCTACGCTGTGGCAATGTTCAAGTTCGACGCCAAGGTGTGGTCGGGGCAGCCCAGCATCCGCTTCGAGGTGGACGGCGCACCGCTCTACGATCCGCGCTTTGACAGTTCGGTTGGCGGCTCGGGTCCACAGCGGTGGTCGGATCAGTCGACTTGGGCGCAGACCTCGAACCTCGCAGTGATGATCTACAACCTGCTGCGCGGCATCCGCCTGCCGGACGGCAATATCTATGGCGGCAACGCTGCGGCCGAGGACCTGCCGCTCGCCAACTGGTTCGCCGCGATGAATGCCTGCGATGCTCCCGTGGCTCTGGAAGCAGGCGGCACGGAGCCCGCCTATCACGGCGGCACGGAAGTTTCCGTCGATGAAGACCCCGCCGACGTCATCGAACGGCTGCTTGCGGGTTGTGACGGGCAGGTGGCGGAGATGGGCGGCGTCTGGCGTATCCGCATCGGTCCACCTGCGCTGCCCGTTCTGTTTCTGACGGAGATGGACGATATCCTCGTCACCTCACCGCAGACGCTCAACCAGTTTCCGGGCGACGCCGATCTCTATAACGGCATCCAGGCGGCCTATGTCGACCCTGCCGCGCTCTGGGCGGAGAAGGACTCGCCACCCCGGTACAATGCGGAATGGGAGGCCGAAGACGGACAGCGCCGGGTGGCGGAGTTGCAACTGCCGGTAGTGACGAGCGCGACGCAGGCCCAGCGGCTGATGGAGGCGAATCTCGCCGATAACCGCCGCTTCCGGGTAATCAATCTCACCCTTGGACCCTATGCCTCCATGCTGGAACCCCTCGACAGCATCGCCTGGACGAGCGGGATCGAAGGGTATACCGGTAAGGTCTTCGAGGTCACGCGGGTCGATGAGGACCTTGGCACCGCGACTGTGACCATCACCGCGCGGGAGCGCGACCAGAGCGATTACACCTGGTCACCTTCGCAGGAACTACCCGTCATCCCATCCGATCCCGGCACGGGGCCTGTGGTCGTACAGGCAGTCCCCGGCTGGACCGTGGCTGCGATCACCTACCGCGACAGCGCGGGCCGGGCACGGCGCCCCGCCATCCAGATGGGATGGACCCCGGAAGGCGCGGTCGATGCCAAGGGCATCCGCTGGGAAATCCGTATGATCGGCACAGCGGAGATCATCTCCGGGCCGCTCGTCGCAATGGAGGCCGGCGGCGCCATCGTCATGGACGGCATCCTGCCGAATGCGACCTATGAGGTGCGTGCCCGCATCGAGGCGGACCGGCAGACGATGTGGACGAGTCCGGTCACCGTCACCACCCCGAACGTCAAACTCTCTGACCTCGATATCACCTACGGTGAGGGCGTAGTCGAGGAGGTCAACGAGTTCGTCGACGGTTATACGCAGTGGCTGAAGGACAGCACGCGCGACTTGTTGGAAAGCACCCGTCGCAATGTCTTCCGGGACATCGACGCCGACACCGCCGCCTATACCGCACGTCAGAAAATCAGGCGGGAGGTGACCCAGACGGCGGAAGGGGTGACGGCCAGCTACCGCGAAGAGATCGTTGCCGCCACAGGTCCGGGATCGGCGCTGGCCCAGCAGCTGACGGAATTGAATGCCACCGTCGCGGGCAAGGCCTCGTCCTCGGCCCTCAATGCGCTGACGACCCGTGTCACCGCTGCCGAGGGCGACATCGATGCGACGGCGCAGGCGCTCACCGATCTGGCTGTCGTCGTCAACGGCAAGGCCTCGTCGACGGCCGTCAGCGCCTTGCAGACGCAGGTCACCCAGCAAGGCGTTGATATAACCGCCAATGCCAATGCCATCACGGCGCTCGATGTCGCGGTAGGGCGGATGTCAGCCAGCGCGCTGTTCCGGGCCTATACGGTCGCCAACGCCGGGGGCTCGCTGTCGCGGATCGCCCTTCAGGCTGCAGCCTCCTCCGGCGAGGCTAACAGCGCGCGGTCCGCCGCCATCTTTCTGGAGGCGATGTCGGGCGGGCTGAGCCGCGTCGCCATCGTGGCGGATCAGTTCGTGGTCATCAACGGCAGCGCCCGCGAAGCGCCCTTTATCGTCGAGGGCGGGGTGCTGAAAGCAAAGACGCTGCTGGTTGACGAGCTTGTGGTGCGCGGCAACATCGTCACCGGCGCAGTCACTCAGGCCACCACGATCTCGGCCAGCACGCCGCTCGCCCTCTCCGACAATGACATCGCCCTGCAGCTCGACCTCGGCTCCGTCCCGGAGGATGAGACGCTGACCGCCCAGACCAATTTCGTCTGGACCGGCAACAATACCCGGCTCTCGCTCAACTGGTGGTTTCTGGAGGATGGCCTCTGGCTGCTTGGCGATACCGTTGACAGCTTCGGCGGCAAATCCGGCGCCCGCACCGGCTTCATGACCCTTCTCGTTCCGGGCGGGGGTCAGCGGCGCGTCATGCTGACCGCGAAATCCAACGGCATATCGATCACCACCCGCCGCCTGACCGTGAAAGTGCCGAAAAGATGACTCATGCCGCTGAACTGACCCACTCCGCGCTGATCGACGCGGAGGGCTGTGTGCTGCAGTCGTGGCCAACGGACAGGGCGCCTGATCCGCTGCCAGAGGGGGAGATCGTCGCGATCAGCCCATGGTGTGACCATACACTGATACGGTGGGACGGGGAGGTCTGGGTGCCGCGCGCGACCTGCGTCGTCGAGGCGGTACCGACCGGGGCAGAGGTTACTGCGCCGGAGGGCACGATCATCGAGGTCTGGGATCTGGAGGCGGACTATCTGCTGGCCACGCTCTCGCCATCCGAGGATGAAGACTACCGCGTCTCGATCGAGCTGAGTGACCTCGGCCGCTATGCGATCGAGGTCCAGCCGCCCTCGCCCTGGCTGCGATCCCGTCTCATCGTGGAGATCATCTGATGGTGGAAGTAAGGCGCAACAGCGCGGCGGTGCTTGCGGCGCGCAAGGCGGTGACATCAGCCGCGGTGACGCTCAGGCGGCAGGAGGTGGAGAGTGGCACGGCCACGATCGCCGGGGTGCCGATCTGGATCGACGCGACCAGTCAGGGGAAGCTGACCGGGGCTGCGGTCGCGGCGGGGCTCGATCCGGACATGTCGCTTGTCTGGAAGGGGTCGGACGGCGCTTTTTACGAACTCGACGCGGCCGCGGTGATCACACTGGCCCAAGGCGCGATGACATTCGTGCAGGCGGCATTTGCGAGAGAGGGCCAGCTGCTGGCGGAAATCACTGCCGCGCCCGATCTCGACGCCCTCTCGCTCATCGACATCACAACCGGCTGGCCGGGACAGGAGACCTGACATGCTGATGACCCGTCACTATGCAACAGGCACGGTGAGCGTCGCGGCTGGCGGCACCACGGTCACCGGCGCCGGAACCGGCTGGGCGGGCGCGATCCGCGCGGGCGATGTGCTGTGGATTGCAGGCATCACCTGCCGCATCGCCAGCGTCAACAGCGCGACCTCGCTGACCCTTGCCCGCCCGTGGCCCGGTCCAGCCGCCAGCGGGGCGGCCTATGAGGTCTGGCTGACGCCTGACGACGTGCTCTACGGCGAGGCGACCCGGCAGCTCATCGATATGCTGGATGAGGGCGCGCTCTCCGCGCTGTCGGGCGTCAGCATGGCGGTGGACCGGGTGCCGTATTTCGACGGACCCGGAACAGCTGCAACGGCGACACTGACCGCCGCCGCGCGCGCGATCCTCGGCCTGTCCGGTGCTGTGGGAGCCGCGAAAATTCCGGTCGTCACGGGCACCGGCACAGCGGCGCTGCGCGATATCGTGGGTGTGGCCGCGCAATCGGGCGGGGTACCAGCGGGGGCGCTTATTGAAACCGGATCCAACAGTAATGGAGCGTACTGGCGGTTTGCAGGTGGGCTCCAACTGTGTGTCGTGGGAGAGCGGTCGGTGTCTCACAATGGCGCTGATAACAACCAGCTGCGTGGCAGCTGGTCGTATGCTTTACCCTTTTCTGCGGTTCCGGCCGTCTTTTGGTCGCTCAACCCAGCCCGTCAGACGCCCGGAAATGTGGACCGCGCGAGATTAGCCAACATCTGGACAGAAAGCTTCACCACAGGCGTCAACCTCTACGCGCTCAAGCAACAGTCTGCTGCCGCCTGGGCCGCGGGTGATGTGCTGTCGGGTATCGACCTCGTCGCCGTAGGCCGCTGGCACGCCTGATCTTCAACCCACTTTTTCTGACACACCCCGCTCCGGCGGGCTTTCTTCTATTGGAGCACAGAATGCCGATCACCGACCTGACCAAGATTATCGGGGAGGTCCGCGATGTACGCGGGCGTCCCGTCACCGGCACGCTCACCTTCAAATCCAGCGGGCTTGGGATCGACGACGCCTTTGTCGCGCCCGCTGAGGTGACAGCCTCGCTTGATGCTTCAGGCGCTTTTGAAGTTGATCTGTGGCCGAACACGGCGGGCCTGACCGCCACGAAATACTCTGTGTCGCTTGCAGGCAACGGCCTGAGTCAGACACCGATACAGATCGGCGACATTGTGATCCCCGAGAGCGATACCCCGGTTGAGCTCTCCCTGCTTACGAATGGTGCGTGGATTGTCCCCGGGAAAAAATACGTCCAGCTGACGCAGGCAGCCTATGACGCGCTGACCCCGAAAGCGGCGGACACGATCTACATCGTCGTGGAGGGCTGACCCGTGGCCGATATCGTTAGAATGTATAGCGGTCTTCTGCGCGTGAGGTCTATCTACCATGCCGACGTGCTGATCTGGTCTGAAGCCGGTACAGTGCCCGCCGGAGTGGTCTCGTGGTCCGGTTCAGCAACGGACCGTGCCGGCGAAATTGAGATTCTTCTGCTTTCCTCCCCGCCGGAGGGGGCGGACGCCGTTTATATCATCGATGGCGTCGAGCGGCTTGTGACCAGCTCTCCGCAGCAGGGCGGTCGCTTCATCATTTACGACGGCATCATCGCTGGTGAGCCGCAATCCATGCAAGTGGCCTGGAGGAATGCAGCAGGACGCGGTCCGCTTGGCACGGCACAGGTTGTCGAGAGCGCACTGGATGAAGTTGAGTTGATCAGCCCACCGGTACTGCTCTTTTCCAATCTGGTGCTCACGGGCAGCGAGGTGGGCCGCGAACGAGCCGGCTGGGGTGCAGGTGTTACCCCCGGACCGGGCGGATGGGTCGAATGGAGCGGATCGGAGTGGATACCGAGCACCCAGACCGGAGACGAGTTCATCGCCGGTGCGGGAGGAAGCCAGTTTACGTGGGAAGAAGTGGGGACCGATGCGACAGGCCGGACACGCAAGGTAAGAGCGGAGCCAGCGACGGTCTATGCCATGCCAGTCATGGTCACCCCCGCGACTTACACGAGCGCAGGACAGCCGGGGGCGCAGTACATCTCCACACGAGCAACATTTTCCGGCTACCCGGCGCCAGATATCAACGGTTTCGTGCAACGCCAGCTCGGCACCACAGGGGCCATTGAATTGGTGGCTGAGACAGGGACCGAGGCAGAAGGTTATCGCTACCGTCCGGCCACCCGTGCCACTGTGGACAGCCTCGGCTTCGAGACCTGGGATTATGGTGCGGGATGGGGGCCGGTTGTTACGGTCCCGGCGGTAGCCCCGACCGTCAGTCTCGCCCGTACGCCCTCTGGGGCAATCACGCAGGGTGATACAGTCACGCTGGATGCGGCTCGAACCGGAACGCCTGATCCGACCCCGGTGTGGGAGATCACCCGCAACGGAGCACCGTTCACCACCGCTGGCGGCACATGGTCGCGGTATATCGACGATATCGAGGACGGCAATTACGTCGTGACGGTGACTGTCACCAACAGCGCCGGCACGGCCACGGATACGCTGTCTTTCACAGCCGCAGCCGCCAGTACTGACGTTCCTCCGTACGTCATCAGCAACCCCAATCTCCCAGCTCTCACGGAGGGCGTCGAGGTAACGGCGCCCGCTGCGACCTTTGGCGGAACGCCTGTCCCGACAGCCAGCCAAAAAATCCAGCGCCGTCTGCCACCAGCGATGACTTGGGAGGATACCGGGACGGGGCTGACCTTCGTCCCGGCGGCCAATTATGTCTACAGCCGTCTTGCCACGGTGAGTAATGGCGTCGGCCCTGCTCTGGTCGTCCGCAGTGCTGAAAGCGGGGCCGTCGTGCAGGTGGACTGGGCGTATACAGAAAGTGATGGAGTAGTCACAATCGTCAAATCGCCGGGACAGCCCCCGACGCCCTCAGTCACAGACATCACATACAACAGCGCACGGATTGTGCCGGGATCGGTGGCCTCTCCGGCGGTCCAACGGTTTCTGATCATGCCCGACGCAGACTTCAATGAGGCCAACCCCAGTCTCAGTTCTTCTGGAAACATCATTAAAACAGAGGGCATCAATTTCCAAAGTCCGGCACCGAATGTGAAGCTTGCGACCTTCCGGCGCAGCGCCAATTTTGACTTCACCACACTTCCCGCTCCGGCTCTTCCTAAGTTCGCCGACACTTTTGCCGGTGACGGTGACTTGACCGGTCACACCCCAGAGGCTGGCGGAGTTTGGCTGCCGCCTCCCTCGGGGGCGAACACATTGGTTAAGTTTTTGGGAAGGCTGCGCGGAACTACCGGTCAGGCCACTCCAGCGTTTAACTTCTCCTCGAGCGAACTGGCCGCATCCGGCGGCTACGTAGAGGCGGTGGCTGTCTGCCTTGCGCGAAAGCCGGGGGGTATCGGGGCAATGCCGCTGGCAATTGATTTAAACAACCACCTGATCATGAACTTCGTCTACCATTCCACGGACCCCAATCTGGATGGCGTATATGTCAGCGAACGACGCGGCGGCACGTCTTATCCGCTGCTCTCGTACCTTATCCCCAACATGAGCGACGGTGATCAGCAGCACCGGGCGCGCGTTGAGGTAAGCCGGGCCACAAAGAACGTAAGGCTGATCGTCGATGAAGTGGATCGTGGCGGAGCCACCTATTCGGGGACATACCCTGCCGGGACCAAGATGGGCGCCAGGTGGGCGGCATCTACCAGCACCTACCCCACCCCAAACGGAGCCGTCCAATTGGCTGAAATGCTTGCAGGGGATCTCTGATGCCACTGTTTTCTTACAATCGGTCCTCGGCTGGGGGGGCAAGTGAGACGAGATTCACGACGTCGCTTCCGATGGCGGCCCTGCTTTCCGACATCGGATACTCCGTTGAACAGCTGAGTGTTACTAAGGGTCAGTACACAACGTCTGACACTGAGACGGCCCGCCCCTTTACGGCCACTTCCACGGACGGCACGCTCTCGATTTCCGGTATCATGCCGCCCGGCGCGCAGATGATTTACACAGACGATCCGCAGCGACAGGCGCTGATCTACCTGCCTGCGGGCGGGACGGTGACTGTAGACAGCCGCACGCCCGCGACGACGGCAGACGAGTACGGGCGGACGATCCATGGCTCGACGCTCAACCCGACGGAAATGAATACAACCACTGGCATCCCTCCCCATGGATACGATCAGCGGGCGCGTTTTAACGACACCCGGGTCAACGTGACGTTTTCGGCATCACGGGTCGCACAATTCCCTCTGTCAATGGCTGTGAATGACACCTGCGTTTTTGCGAAATCGGCAGTGCCCCTGCCGATGGGCGGAAAAGATTCGTATATCGACGAGTATTTCTCGCTTACTGTTCTGGCCGGATCGCCGCCAAGTTCCGGCCTTGATCTGTTCGCGCCGCCTGTCGTCAGGAGCACACCGCAGCCCGCGTTGGAAGTGGATATAGACGCAATCTATGCGTCTCTGCCGCGATACTCGGCGGACGGAACGTCGCCGCCCGTCGAGAACTTTGACACAAATATCGGCAAGATCGAGAAATTCCAGGCATCGCTGCGCGGGAATTTCGGCTCGCAGGTGGCAGGTGTTAATGGTGGGTATGGGGATTTCATGCCGCGCAACAGCGGTATCGAATTCTCAAACTATGGGCGCGCTCTCGCCTGCGTTCAGACCGCCGTGTTCCCGATCCTCTACACAGATGCAGCAGACGAGGCGATGACAAAACGGCTGATCCGTGCAGTGCTGTCCTATGGCCGTCAGGTCGACAATACGCCGACTGGCCCGAATGGCGGAATTTGGACGTTCTCATTTCCAATGGCTTATCTTTACCGCCATTGGACAGGTCAGGATTTGTCCCGGTTCGTGATGGGTGCGAAAGGAGTTGCTCCGATGGATGGCGGTAATATCCTCGGGCAATTTTTCGAGGAAACTCCCGCGAACCTTCTCCGTTATACGACCCCCCATAGAGGGGCGCGTAGTTCGCCTGATCCCGTTGCTTGCCGCCTGAGGGCCGTGCTTGCCGTCTCGGGTCAGACGATCAGGCTGGACAATAGTGGAGACACAAACAGCGGGAAATACATGTTCCGCGATTTGATATTGCGGAATGAGGCCGGAACAAAATCCGCGTTGATTCTCGGTCCAACTCCATCGAACACTCCGACGACTGGGGCGGACAAGGACACAATGACGCTCACTCTGTCCGGGACAAACAATTTCTCTGTCGGAGAGGATGTGTGGATGGATGGGCAGGGGCTGCTTTCGGACGGCGATCCAAACTGGGCTGTGCGCTGGCGGGAACTGTCCGGAGTGCACCAGCGCTCCGATGGGCCGAACACCGACGCTGGCGGCGGATATCGGAATTTGACAACGGGATCTGATTTCCTGTTGTGCGCTCAGGCACTCGGCATCGCCAATCCGACGTGGCGTCCGCTTGTGCGATACACGGAGTATACGCTGCCAGCCGTCGGACAGCCGATTGGGACGTGGCCGTCAACCCGACCTTTCGCCCACGCTTTCAAATCGGACGTGGACACTGTGGATAACCCAATTGACCCTTGGGGCATGCGCCTCTGGCGCAAACACTGGTCAGCCCTGAAAAACAAACCGCAGCTGGGAGCCTGACATGCCGCTGTTTACTTATACTCGCCCAACCCAAGGCCCCACGGACACACGATTCACGACGTCGCTTCCGATGGCGGCCCTGCTTTCCAACATCGGATACTCCGTTGAGCAGCTGCACGAGCTGGTTGGCTCCTACGTTACGCATGGAACTATCGACCCCGGCATGCTCGGCCACGACCCGTACCCGTCGGTCAAGGACGGTCTGCCCAATCTGGACATGGACGGCTGGGTCTACGGACTGGTTGGCGAAACCCAGCTCGCCAACCAGTCGCGTCCGGTCACGTTCACAGGTCCGGCGCACCAATCCTTGAATGGGATGGCTGTGCAGTTTCGCCTCATCGGAGCGGGTAGTGAGGCGGTTACGGGCTGGGTCGATGCAGGCACGATTGCAGGAGGGGCATGGAGCATCACCGCCACGATACCTGCCACCGACTTCTGGTGCTGGCGCGAGGTCCGCCTGACGGCTAACCCGGAGGTCGTGGCGCGGAGCGTCGGGAGATGCGCGGTAGGATATAAGCACCTGCTTGTCGGTCCGTCCTCCCTTGCGCGCGGCACACAGGCTCCTGATCCGGGCGCAGTCTATGGGGCAGACTTTGTTATGCCGCCAACTCCTGATGTTGGAAAAGTCGCTTACTGCACTTTCTGGGAAGGCCAACGACAGGTTGCCAGTGGCGCTGACGGCGCGGCTGCTCGGTATGGGATAACAGGCACTGGTCCCGCGCCGAGTAACAACACAAATCCAGCCACATTCCGCAATGCAGGGCAGATGGTGCTATCGCAGCAGCTTTGCTCGATGGTCCCCGGCATTCACGCCATCATCAACGCGGCGGAGGCTGGTCGCGGGGTGTGGGGCGGATCGCGTAACCTGCTAAAAATGCAGTCCGAGATTGATCAGCTCATGACCATGATTTCCCTCGCGGGGAATGATATCACCGTCCTGCTTTTCAACGAGGTTGTAGATGCCGGGAGCGCCACACAAACGTTGGCTGCGGCCCTTCGTGGTGGCGCTCCCGGCCAGCTTATGAAGTTTGATGACGTCATCCTGCCGGGCTACAGGCTCGTCAACGCCAGTGCCAGAGGCCAACAAGCGGCCACCGCAAATCCTGCGACAGATCAGTTCATACAATCTGCCCGTCAATTCGCAGCAGAGGGCGGCATTACAAGCGTCGTGTCGCTTTCCCGGATGGATCTTCGGACGGAGGCGAACCTATTGGGTCAACTTTCCGCCCATCCCAAGCAATCGGTCGCAAATGGGGCTATATTGCAGACGTCCATAACTGGGATGGCTCTCGCATCAGCGCTTGGCAGTGGACCTAATGTTCCTCACTTCGGTCAAGCAAGATTTGGGAATGCCGCCCGGACGAACATCATAGTACAGGTGGTTGCCGCGAATGGCGGAAGTATTTCATCCATCAATCCCGGTAACATATCTGGCTTCTTGTTTATGGACGTTGCGGCTGGGACGACAAGCTCTCAAATTATCGCCACGCTGTCTGGAAATAATGTAACCATCGTCCGGCCCGGTGGGCAGGCATTCCCCGCAAACACTAAGGTGCGCCTCACCCCGAGCCTCTATCACAGTGCCGGGGGATATTTCCAGAACTGGCCGGGGAACGGGCAGCCCGGCGCGACAGCGATGGACGATGTTGGAGATCAGACCGTATTCGAAGGGATTGTGTGGGAAAGCTATCCCGCAGGCATCTTCGGCTATGGTTTACCTGTTATGGGGCAGGTAGATGAGAGCGGTATCTACCTGCCGACCTACGAAAAGACAGTAGCAGCCTATACGCCCTGACTTCTCCGCCTACGGCTGATAGCCCATAGTGCCGCTGTCCCCGCCAGCAGGAGCGGGGCGGCGGCGGGTAGTGGGACGGGAGCGGGCAGACCGTCTATGGTGAAACGGCCCGGATTATACACAGCTCCGTCCGTATATCTGAAACCACCGACGCTGCCTTTCGGCACATATGGGCGAGGTATGGTGGACCACCATTCACTATTCTCAGGATCATCCCCGTATATTACGGTTTCAAAGTCAAGAATCGCCTCAGAAACATCAAAATCGGTGAAATCTCTAAAGTCATACTCTGCCCACTCATGAATGCTCCAAGACGTAGGTATCCAGTTTTTGTCGAAACTTACACTCCAATTCAAAAGCACCGCATGCTGTTTGATATAGACGCCATTGTTCTCTCGTCCCTGATCATAATTGGCAGCCGCCGTGAATGAACCTTTTGGCGCTTTTTCGGTATCTAGATAAAAAGTGTACCAAGGCAGCGTATAACCAGAAGGAACTCCCGGCTGAGGATAATTTGTTTCCTCGATATAGCTGTAGCCATAGGACGGTTGTTCACCTTCTAAATCACTTATGGACCCATCTACTCTAATGTATTCTTGTATCAAATTTCCCGGATAAAACTTATAAGTTACAATCGCCGCCCCCGCCTGACCTGCCATCAGGACAGCCGCAGCCACCAGCGCAAACGCCCGCATTCGTAAATCCCCCAGATTAACCAACATGGTCACGCTGCCGTGAGGGCACGATTCGGGCAAGCATAATCTTCATAAACATCAGAGGCATGTATGATCGTGGTCAGACGCCTGCGCGAAGGTATCGTCGCGCATTTCCCGATCCGGTTCAGCGAGTGGCTGATGCTGTTTCCAGCTGTGGCCATGGG